ATCTTCACGTAACTTACCGTCACCAAGATTCTTTAGTAACCCTATAGACAACCCAAACATTTTCTCGTAATTAGATACAATATCTGGTTCGCCTTTCATAAATCGTATTGCTTCTACTAACGCACCATTTAACAGTGCGGAGTCAAATTCATCTCCCAACCACGTAGTCCCTGCGGTAACTATAGTCTGAGGGTAATACCCGTAGTGAAGCTCCATACTATACGCAGCGTCAGGGGTAGGCCCAAGCATGAACGAGTCGTCATCAAAGTACGCGTAGTGTTTTGGTAACCCAGTGCTTGTGTTATTAGGGTAGGCTTCGCGTAGGAAATTAACGTCTTTGTTCAGAAGGAACGTATAGTTACCGCTACCGTCTATAACCGCCAAAGAATACGACCATAAAAAGTCGGAGGGCATACCTAAATATTGATTACCGTTAGATAGCGTACCTGTAACATTCTTACGTAGCGCGGGTATCTGAACTGAGTTATATATCTTTTGCTCTGCCTGTTGCGTAAACATAGCAAGCTGGTCATCTGTGAATGTGTTCTCACAAATGTCTTGGATATTAGCTTTCAGTTCTGTGTAATTCATAGTTTACGCCATTGGGCCGCGAGCCATAGTACCTTTAATCGCCGCGCCAGTGCCGCGCACTTTGATGCCGGAAGTCTTAACGCCTTTCATATCTGTCTTGGGCGCACCGGGGCATGGCTGTACGCCTCTGGCTTTAATTACTTTTATCTCTTTCATTATCTCGTTCCTATTAAGTTATTACTGTAACTTGCCCTATATTACCAGCTATTGTTAGCGCGTTGGGAGTTAAATTATAGGGATCAAATCCTCCGCCTACTGGGTTCCAACCCCACTGGGTATCTCTACTGCTGTGATCTCCTGACTCACCTAAACTAGTATCAGGGCGTGGATCACGTAATGCTTGGGGATCGTGTACTGGAAATTCCCCTAATCTGTTCTGTGGCTGATCTTCGTTCCAACACTCAGGACACGCTTTTATGTTAGTGTCTCTATTCTTAACTACGAGGTTCTTCAACTCTCTTAGTTTGTACTGAAATCCACATACATCGCAATAAGCAATGGCTTTTTTACTAGAAGCAAATTGAGCGCCCATAGTTATACGTACCCTATGCGGGGTACAAACCTAGCCGAGGTCTTCTCCCTATCTTCTCCTGCGGCCATTTCAAACTGCTCGTCATACACAGCTTTTAATAAAGGCACTCGGTCAACCATCTCAGGCAGTTTCATAGCTATATAATAAGCTAATCCCGCTACCAGACAAGGAAAAAATCTAAAATTCATGTCCGAAGTCTGTATACCACTACCCGCGTCTTGTATACGGCGCATACGCCAGTAGTACAAAACATAATCGTCGTTGTCAGGTATAGGCCATAAATTAACTTTAGGAGCGTCGCGTAAACGCTCAATATACATCTGTATAGGTCTACTTTGTGTTAACTTGTTAGGGATAGACGCGTAAGTACTCACACTAATACGACTTAGGGTGAGATCAGACTGTGTTGCTGCGTTACCGCTGCCCGTGCGTATCTGTTGTTCTAGCAAGTCTATAGTGTCTGCGGGCAAGTCATACTGGGTCTGCCCTTTGACTAGATTTATAGTGCCGCTATCTATAGTCCACATGTTAATGCCACGGTTCTGCCACTCAATAGTAAGCAGGTTCATGGAGCGTCTCGCAGTGCGAAGATCATAACCAGAACGCATTTCACGACCAGCACGTTCAAACGCTTCTTCAGCGATCTCCGTGAAGTCCATGTCGAATGCGGTAGTTCCTGATGTAGCCATTATTTACCCCATCCTGATTTAGCTTTGACTTTGGCTTTGCTAGAGAGCTTGCCGTAGTGGAACAATTTTTTAGAGGTTTTAGACATACTTTTTCCAGTCATAAGAGTCCCATCGGGGTGTTTGTGTAGCCCACCCTTATGCTCTTTACCGTCTTTTAAGTAGTGCTTAACGCCCATACCCATTATTTTTTACTCCGCTTAGTAGCTGATACTCGTTTAGGCTTTCCTGCTGGTTGTCCTAACCTTTTCTTTTCAGCTACCTTCTTTTTCTTCTCGGCGCTAGACATCTCGCCAGAGGTCTTAGGAGTCTTCTCAGATACCCGTTTGCTGGGACGGCAATATGGAGTGCCCCGCCCGTCTCCCTTCTTTCGACCACAAGCCTTACCAGTGCTAACGTCTTTCCAGTCCTCTTTGAACCAACGCTTTAACGAAGCACCTTTCTCTGTCTTGCGTATCTTCTTACGCATTACTTACCAGCCTTTTTCTTCCGGCATTTAGCAATGGCTCCCGAGGCGTATGCGGACGGGAACACTTTATATTGCTTCTTTACCTTCTTATAGCACGCGTCTTTTACAGTACCGCCTTCCTTGTACCCACACGCGCTAGTCTCTTTGCGGTAATAATTACGCATTAGCGCATCTTACAAACTTTGCCGCCACGAGCCATACCGTAGCCACGAACTTTAGCCTTTGGCTTATTAGTCATACCACCGGCCATCATTTTCTTAGCGGGTTTATTCTTTGACTTTTTATCAGCCTTCGACTTCTTATCCATTTTTAATGCAGCTATAGCCTCTTTAGCCTGTTCGTCAGACATAGGGGCTTCGATAGCACGGCGTGGGGGCTTCGCAGGCATATCCATCGCGGCGTCTTTCATAACTTCCCCACCTACTTCGTACGCCTTGGCCATTCCACCAGCTTTCATCTTGCCCTTGCCGTCAGCCGCATAGTCGGGAACCATCTTACCGTCTTTTCCCTTGACCATGTTTAGCTTTCCGCCAGCACTCATCATTTGTTTTGACATAGAACTTCTATCCATTTTATCTTCCTTATTTTTAGGCTTCTTAGGGGTACGTCCATCATCTTCGTACATCTCAAAAAATTTCTTTTTCCCTGCTTTTCGTGCTCCTTCAGGAGAAGAGGCTTCGTCTAACTTGGCCTGACGTGCATTATCTTTCGCAGTGGGCAGGTTACCCATTTGCTTTGACTTAGAACTTTTATTCACGCTATTCTCCTAGCACTTCCACCGTTTCCTAGCTTGCCGCAACCTTGAATTAGGGTCTTTAGCCGCTTTAGGAAACTTCTTCATTTGTCCAGCAGATCGGGCGCAGTATGACTTACGTCTACTAGCTCGTTTGCCAGTTGGTTTATCCTCGGTAACCGCAGTCTTTAACTTAGAACCGGGGTTATTACGCTTATACTTCTCTACACCTTTGGCGGTCATACCCGCGCCGGATTTAGTAGGGTGTTTATCACCACTACTGATGGACATACCTTTCATGCCCACTCCGCCGCCTTTCTTATAGTACTTACGCACGCTAGCTGTAGAACATGGTCATGGCGGTGATATTGGTTTTAGTCTCAATCCATACATCATCCTGAAAACGTACCCCAAAATCAGGGATGTTAACGGAATGAGAGTCATCAGCTATAAAATCAAGATCGAGTAGCGTAGGGCCACCGTCGCCATTAGTTAGGGTTAATCTACCCGCCCCAACGTTACTAGTTAAAACTTGAACTTGGCGTATACGCGCAGGGCCAACGGCTAGGGAGCCATCAGCGGTTACGCGTTTTGCGGAAATATCAGAACTAGACATATAAGTCTCCTATTAACTAAGAGCTGCGCCAATAGCAGTGACCCAAGCAGCGCCAGTGTTAATAACAATGCAGTATTCGTCGTCACCTGCGCCGTTATCGCTGACCATATAAGTAGTACCTACAGCAACATCACCAAAAGCTGGGAGGTCAGCAGTAGCTACAACGGGGATTTGAAAGCCATTATCCGAACGGACTGGGCCTGAAAAAGTGGTTTTAGCCATTATAAAGTTCTCACATGTGAGTTAAGGCAAATCTGTCTACATGTCGTCAGTCGGGTCTGTCAGATTCACCGGATTGTTTCCCGATATATGAGAACATATCACAGTGTGTATGTTTAAGTCAAACATAAAAAAGGGGGCCGAAGCCCCCTTAGTACAGCATGTTACTACGCTATGAAGCGCCGGGTGATCCGTAGACACCCAATGGATCAGAAACGCCAAACGAATAACGCTCACGAGCCTTGTAACGGCTGTTGCCAGTATCGAAGTCCGCGTCCATAGAAGTAGCCATTGGGCTACGAACGAAGTGCTTCAGGCCGTTAGGTACGTCAGTCATCAGGAACCAACCATCAGTGTCGGTCAGGTAATGATTTACTGAGTAGCCTTGTGGTACAGCGCCGTTGGTCATAATGGCGTTGATGTCGTTGTCGGCAGTTCCTACACGACCTTCAGTCTCAAGCAAACGAGTTGCAACAAACTGTAAGGAAGGTGGGATAACTAGCTTCTTAGGCTTGGCCGCGATCAAAAGACCACGCTCATCGGTATAGCCAGCGATCTGAATGATAGCTGCTTCCAAAGAAGTTTCGTTAAGGTCAGCCGCAACCGTAGGACGGTTAGAGTTAACACCACCGCTAACCAGAGGGTGAGAAGTAGAGCATAGAACCTGCCCATCACCGTAGGTAGTGCCAGCAAAAGCGTTGTTCAGGATGTCTGCGCCTTTAACTTGCTTGGTGTACGCCATAGCGCGAGCCAGTGCTTTGGTATAACGAGATGACAGAGAGTCATACAAGTTATCTTCAATCGCTTCTTCAGTGATTGAGAAACCCATTGCAACGGTCTCATGAGTGTAGCGAGCAGTAAATGCTTCCTGCGCGTTATCATACTCAATTGCAGAACCTTCCGCCTTAGTTGGGGCAGAGCCAAAACCAGACAGTTTAGTTTCTTCTTCAAAAGAACGATCAGAGGTTTCAGTCTCGAAAATCTCTTTATGCTCTTCACCATACTTCGCGTATTCCAAACCAAATAGTGCGTTTAGACCGGGGAGTAGCTCTTTAAGTAATTGACTTCTTGAAATAGCCATCTAGTTATTCTCCTACGATGCCTGTACCCATTTGATGGTACGGAAGGTTAAATTTAACCAAGACATCAGTCTTAGCGTCGCCAATGGCAGAACCAGCTTTAGTTACAAAACCAATTACTTTGAATGCCTTAGTTGCGGTGGCAGTAGTAGCATCCAGAGCAATGTTAGACTTACCAGTGGTAGTGTTTACAGCGGTCAAAGCATTCTGCGCACCAGTTAGGGGAGCATTGTGGCCAAGAGCAGTCTGAGCAATAGCGCCATCAGCTTGTACTTGGAAAGTTACGCCCGGATCAGTTACTACATAAGCAGTAGCGTTAGCAGTGCCTGTTGGGTAGTACTGAGCGAAGATCAACTGACCTTCAGCGTTGATGTATTCACAACCAACGAACACACCCAGAGCACCGATACCGTTGCCGCCAAGGTTGTTAGTAGTTGCATCTGCACCAGTGCCAGAAGCAAGTTGGACGTATCCTGCGCTTAGTTCAACAAGAGAACCGTAGCCGATGTTCTGGGCTACGCCCGCAGGGGTAATAAGAAAAGCGTCACGGGCACCAGAATAAGGTGTACCGTCAGCTTTACGTACGGGAACAAACCCGTATGGAGAGGCTGTAGTTGCCATTTATTTCACCTATAAATAGAGTTAAGTTATGACCCATTACCAAAGGTAACAGTCGATCTGCGGTCGTTAAACAACGGCATTCGGGGGTCGTTTTCTCGCATCAGGCCGTTGTCAACTGATTGCATTTGCGCCTTACTCTGATCATTATAGTAAGTGTTACGCTCTTCAACCATTTCGACAGGAGCCTTACATAGCATTAAACCACCGATTATCAAGTTGTCTTTGAACTTTTCGTTCTCAATAGATACAAGAGTAATCTCTGGGTGATCTGTCGCTTTTACTGGCTCCCAACCTTCGCGTAGTTTTGAGGATACATTAGTGGCATCGACATTACCTTGCGTGCTTACACGAATCCAGCGAAATGCGTAGCCCGACTCGGGATTAGGAGAAGGTAATACTTCTGGCCTAGTCCAAGCCGATTTGCGGGCCGTTTTTTCACGGGTAACTTCTTCACGTTTAATTCTGTTCTCTGCCATCATACTTTCCTCATCTCTTCTGCAACCTTTTTGGCGTATAAGTCTAGGGGTACCCCAAGTTTTTTAGCTATAGCCACCTGTGTCTGCGTTAATCGCACCTTTCGGGGTGCTGTGCTCCGCGTAGCGGGTGCAACCACATTAGACTGTCGCTTACTTGGTCTTTCCTCTAACTCTTCAGTTTCCCCAAATTCTTCAGGGAAGGTATTTCGCATACGAGCATTAATAGTCTCGTAGTAATCATCACTAGTGGTGTCCACACCTTGCTTAACCAGCTTACTGTGTACACCCATAGCATAAGCTGTCATCTCATCATCAGAACCGAACCAAGAATTTTCACTTGCCCAATTGGACGCTTTGGTATCTGGCTGAATCGGAGCCTCTTGGGGTATTTGTACAGGAATCTCTGCTTGTTGTAAAGACTCCGGCTCAAAATCTCTTAGTTTATCTGACTTTATCTTAGCGGTCGTTAGTTTATCTTGCGCATCAAGTAGTTTATCTGCGTCCCCAGCTTCATACGCTCGTTTGTATGCCCGCTTTGCAGCTAATACTTCTATCGCTGAATTCTTTTTAGCTTGTTCTAGTAAGGCTGCTTGATTCTTTTCTACGCTACCTTTTAGCTTGTTATTCTCATCAACAAGTGTCTTGGCAAACGCTTCCATTTCTTGACGTTCCCGCTGTGATGCTTCTTTAGCACGTCTTTCGTCATGGTAACCTTTACTGAAGTGTTGGATGCGCTTGCGTACTTTGTCCGAGTAATCTTCTAACTCGTCGTCAGTAAGGTCTTCTGGGGGCTTAGATGCTTTGCGGCCCCTATCAGCTTTCGGCGTATCATCAACAACCTCAACCTCAACCTCAATTTCTTCTGACGCAACTTCTTCTGACGCAACTTCTCCTATTTTTAGGGCACTAGAACTTTCTACCTCTATACCTTTATCCTCTTGTTCGTCAGGAAAGGTGTACTCTACTTTTTCAAATCCCATTATATACTCCTCACACTCGTGTAACGCCACGAGGATCGTTTACTACTGCTTCAATTGAATCATCGTTCATTAAACGATACTCAACACCACCTACTTTAAAACGCGTACCAGTATTGGCACGGAACATCACATAGTCCCCTGTCTTACACCAAGGGCCAGTAGTAAAACGCTCTTTATCAGAATACGCTTGTGCTCCCATATCGAGTACAACCCCGATAGTAGACATAATGTAGTCATTGTGCATTTCTTTACTGGACTTAATGATGCCACTTTCGCCATAGGTATCTTCTACTTCCGGCATGGCTACTAAGACACGGTATCCCACGGGGGTGGGTATTTGAAGGTCAAGCTCTTCGTCACTTTCAGCTTCTTTAGGTACTATCGTTAGATCAGTCATTATCATCGTCCATATAGTTACGCGAGAGGTCATTTACATGATTCAGACAGGAAGTGAGACCTCGTAGCATTCCTGTTACTTCTTTGTATTGAGAGAAGTCTTTAGCTCCCCCATTACCTAGAAATTCTGTTGCAGAGGACATATCATCCTCGATTTTCTTTTTAAGCACGTCAAAGACGGTTTTAGCCATGATTATTCCTTGTTACGTTTGTTTTCGACCTCGCTCTGAGTTTTCATTAAGTCTAGGTCGAGTTTAGTATTAGCTGTCCTTCTATCGGCAGCTAGTTTAGCTCCGGCTTTCTGAGCATCTATTTCCAACTCTTGTCTTTCGATTTCGAGTTGTTGCTGATCTATAGCCACATCAGCTTGGTCTTTCTGCGTTTTACGCTGTAACTCAGCCTGTTTGAGTTGCATATCGGCTTGGTCTTTCTGCGCTTTACGTTGTACATCCTGCTGCTTAACCTGTAATTCTGCCTGTTGTAGCTGGAACACGGGGTCTTGCTGCTGTTGCTGCGCTTGTTTCTGCGCGGCTTCTTGTTTATGTTGGTCGGTTAGCTGCTTGCCACCTTCGGATATGAGGCGTGACAACTGAACTTCAATCTCTTCAGGTAGCTCCTCATTCGGTGGGGGTAGTGCAACGCCCAACTTCTCTTCCATCTGCGTGCGATATCTAAACCCAAGGTGTTCAGCGATATGCGCGTTGAGTGCGGCCATTATCTGCTGTGCTTGGGGGTTCTGCCCGATGGTCTGTGCGATCATAGGGTCTTGCATAAACGACTGGTGAGCCGTTATGTGAGCTTCGTGGTCTTGAGTTAAGAACGCTTTTATAGGGGTACCTGTTAGCGCGTTCATGTTCTCGCTTACGGGATCAGCAGGTCTAATGTCATCTTCCGTAGGGACTAACTTATCAGCGTTCTTAACGCCGAGCACTTCAATCATCTGACGATGTAATTGAGGGAGGTTGTATATTTGTGGAGCTTGTTGCGACATCTGCAACACGGCTTGGTACTGTACTACTCGTTGAGCCATTGTAGAGCTGTTAGGGTCGCTTACAGGGATTACATCGACCATAGCGTAGTCAGACTGACGTGCTGATACTTCGCCTCTATTAGGCTGGTAATCGTATTCTTCTGGAGCTTCCTCGGCCATGATAGCTTTGAGCATCTTAAACTCTAGCTTCATAGCGTAATGTACGCGTGCTTGTACTGCTGCCATTGGTTTGAGAGTACGTTCTAGCAGGGCTAGTGTAGTACCCACTGGGGCATTAGCGGACATGTCAGAGATGTTCATGTCACTGATAGCGCCTAAACGACGGCCTTCAGTAGTGATCTGGTTCAGCAACGCTAGTAGAGTCTGGCTAGGCTCTTTATAAGGAAGAGGCATGATGTTCTCGCGGATGCTACCTGATGGCACATCAACGTCTTTAAACTCCCCCGGCTCGATTGGGGTGTCATCGCCTTTAATACGCAATCCACGAGACTTTAAGCCCCCCGGAAGGTTAGATAGGGTACCAGCGTCCACCAGTTGCCGTATAATCGACGTTCCTGCTTTGGCGTACCCCCCTACTATATGAATCAATCCAAGACCGTAGAAGCCAAATCCGGGCACGTACACGTAATGTACAAAGTGCTGGCGCTTCATGGTCAGCATGTCTTCCTCGTTCCAATTACGACGAATGGCAAGTACTTCTCCTGTGCCTCGCTCGATTGTAACGATATAAGGTTTTGCTAGTCCGTCCTCGTCATCTATACCTTCTATAACAAGCTCGGCGTGAATCTCGTACACGGTATACCGATCATCGTCGGTGATGTCATAACCACCTTCTTCGGCTTTTTTCTCTTCGATGTCTGTGTGGAACGGCTCTGGATCACCCAGCTCTACGCCTGCATAAAAACCACTAACTTGCAGTCGCATCATTTCATTCTTGGTCTTACGCATTACATGAGTAACACGCTCCGCTGACTCAATGTTAGACGCGCCGTAGGGCACGATAACGTCTTCTGCGGGGATATAAATCGCTACCTGTCTACCTATAGTAGAATCAAAGTAAACCTTCTTAAACGCCGATCCTGCGAGTCCTAAGCTATATAGCATACGCTCGTGCTCAGGGCGGTACTCAACCATGTTCTCGGTAAGCTCGTAGTTCATGTCCGCTTTTACGCGTTCAGCAGCTTCTAGCTTCTCTTTAGTCTCTTTACCTAAAACCTTAACTCTTACGGGGCCAGCGGCAGGGAAAGTCTCACTCATGGTCTCTGCTTGGAAACGAATAGCGGCTTCAGCAAGAACTGTAGAGTTCACGCCACATGCCCCCTGCCAAGGAGTAGTACGCTCTTCGTACTTGAATCCTAGAATATCAAGCCCCTTAACGTATGTTTCAGCCCAGTCTTTACGGCTATCTACGTCAGCGTCTACCATACCTATTAGGTCACCTGATAACTCGTTTAGGTAACTTTCATCAAGTACGTCTACCAAGTTGGTGTCAAACGACATAAAGTCATCTACTTCAACGCCCGGAATAATAGTAATCTCTACACTACCATCGTCCAGAGTAACCATCTCAGGGTCAACTATCTCTATCTCAAGCTCGTTTCCCCCCTCAAGTTCCTCTACTTCTACGTCTTCGATGCCTTTAGGAGCAGCATATAGCCCTTTCTCAATTGCCATTTTGTAACCTCTTAATAAAACCCGCTACCGCGATGTTTAAAATATTTGATCTCTTCTGGCTCATCAGTAGGTAATCGTATAAATCCACCCTGCCTGAACCGCATAAGTGCCATGACTGTAGAATCCACCAGATCGTCATTACTCATAAATGGGAATCCAGCGATCTCTTCTACTACTTCTTCTGCCCATCTAGTCTGCGGAACCCAACATAGTCCAGATTGCACAATATCAGATACAGAGTTTAATCGCGCTAGTTTATCACCAGAACCCCTATGAGGGGTATATTCTTGTACAAGTAGCCCCATACGCCGCATTTCTTGGTATAACGCGACTCCTGAACTCTTTTTCTCCACGATAAACGCGTCTGGTTCCCATTCTGTGTACTGATCCATAGCTAATTCTTTCAGCTCATGGAACTCCATACGCTCTTTTATACTATTAAGCAAGATTATATTATACGCTGAAGTCTCCTCATTAAGAAACACCCCCCACGTAGTCAGTGCCGTGTAATCCGCACGGTTGTGTTTCTCTGCCGCCGAGTCCAACGACATGATTACGTACTCGCAACTGGGCGGGCGTTCCTTCTCCCACTCGTTCCACCACTCTCTTTTAACTAATGCGGCTTCTTCTGCGGTAGGTTGTTGCTGATACTGCGCATTCCACTGGAACACAGGCATAGATGCTTTGGTACGAAGTAACGCCTCAAGGTCGAAAAACTCAGGCCACAAGGGTTTTTGTATGGGTTTACCTGTCTCTTTATCATCTACATCTAGTATAGCGGGGAACTCTATGACCTCATACTGGTCAGCTCGCTCGTTCTGGGCCATATCCTTGACCACACGACCCGTCAAATCGTCCATATGCCATCTAGTCTGGATGATAGCTACACTACCCCCCGGCATTAGACGAGTACGAGCACCGAACGTAAACCACTCGTATGCCTTCTCAAAGACAACAAAGTTGCCGTTAATCACGTCTTGCTCAGAGTGTGGGTCATCTACCAATAGTAAATGGGCACCGCGACCAGCCAATGCAGAGCCAACACCGCAGGCGTAGTACTCCCCACCTACACTCGTACTCCAGCGACCGGCTGATTTAGAGTCACTGGCTAACCTTACGGTAGGAAATATGTCTGTGTATGCTTCACTAGAGATTAAGTTACGCACTTTACGTCCAAAATCCACCGCGAGGTCGGTTGTGTGCGACACCATCATCACTTTCTTGTCTGGATTACGCCCCAAATACCACGCTGGGAAGAAAATAGACACTAGTTGGGACTTGCCATGGCGCGGAGGGATATTTACGCACGCTCTATCCTTATCCCCACTCTCAATAGCCATTAATAGGTCGGCTAGAATCCTATGATGCTTACCAACAATGAAGTCAGGCATCATAAGTTTACAAAATTCAATTAAATCGTCGTACGCGGCCTTAACTATACGTCTTTTACCCAGTTCATCGACAAGTTTCTCTATCTCAGCCACTTCATCGACACTAAAAGTATCAATGTTATCCAACATATGCTGGATTTCGTCCTGCGTAAAGTCTGCGGCGACACTACTCACCGGCTGCTAACCCTAACTCAGCGTCAAGGTCTATTATTTCACCGTTCAAAACAACTTCATCTACCGGATTTACTAGCTTCTCTAGCTTCCTACGCAGTTTTGCCTTCAAATCATCCGTTGACTGGTGTGTAACAGTCACTTCTGACTTCTCAGAGAACAGCCCTACGTCTGAAATCTTACCCAGTAGCTCCAACGCTCGGATACGGACGCGTGGATCGGGGTTCTCGGTCTCTAGGATGAGTTTATTTGTTACAAGGTGGCGTACCGATACAGCAGATTCTACTACTGAGGCACCAAATTCGGTGAGTATGTTACCTGTAAGCACCAAAGAGGCAGGTGTTAGGGTAGCCATACGGTTGTTCGTGGCTTTCTTCGATGTTTTTTCGGGGTCGTCGGCATACGCTATAGCAATTTTAGCTGCTATGTCTTCGTCTTCTTTGTTGGGCTTCAATTCTAACCCGTGGTCTGCTAGCTCTAAGGCTGTAGTTCTTGCTGCTTGCGTACGGACAGTCAAGTCCACCGCAGGATCGTCATCAAAAAGCGGAACCCCTGTCTCGGGTTCGAGTTTAATCGTCATATCGTACATCGCAGGTTATTCACCGGAGGTGCATTTGTAACACACTTGTTTTACAGAAACAAGTATAGAGGAGTTGCCCATACCATTTATGATATAACTTGCATACTAAACCAACATTTCAAATCATAACCAATAGCTTCTATAATGCGCCCTCACTCACCAACCAAGGGCCAGACATGATTGTTTACATGATTTACTTCGTAATAATTTCTTTATTCGCTGTTGCAGTAGAAGACCTCTCCTAAGCCACACTCTAAAAATCCTATAAAAAATTTTTTCGTATCCCCTCACCGAAACAAGGTGGGGGGTGTCTCCTATGTTAGGGGGTAGGGGTCTCAAACTCAGAAAAAAGTGATTAATTCGTGGAAACTAGTAATACATAGAGCACTGGGACTCCTGTAGCGTGAAGTGGTGGGTGGGGGCGGGGTAGGTATCGGATCATGGTGAATCGTGGGTTTGTCTACACATGTAGACAGTTTGGTTATCTTGTATGCTATCTATTGCCTTTTTGTGTTAACTTGTTATACTGAACCCATCAAGACGCAATAACGCATCTTGATAAACCTAAGGTAAACATTATGCAAAAGTTAAATAACACTCTAAGCAATACAGTATCCGATGCAATTACTGCGGCCACTCGCAAAGATGTAGGGGCACGTAAGGCGGCACAGGTAGCATATGATCTAGCTATCAAGGAAGGCCACCATTGGACGCAATGGATAGCAGTGGGCAAGGAACATGACGGCCACCAATCGACCGCCACCGACGAACTGAGAGCATCGCTTCAAATGGCCCGACTCAAGGGTATGGGCGCGGCCATAGTCAAACTGGCCAATACGCCCACTAAAGCACTGAGCGAGGCACGCAAAGTAGAGAAGCGGGACGCGGGTAAACTACTGGCCAGATACATGTGCGCAGATAGGGATGCCATGCGACTGCGACAGGATGCGGCTTACCGCGACAGTAAGTCTAAGAAGGCACCGCAACAACCGAAGGGTGAAGCGACTGAGGCGGCACCGGCTAAACAGATCGGAGTGACCAAGGAAATTGAGTTACTCAATCGGGTTAACAAGATCGCTCAGGGAAAGGAAACGCCAGAGTATGATGTAGTCGCAGTGACTGCGGCACTGGCGGCACTGGTCAAACTGGTAAACACTCCAGTAGAACCTAAGCACTGAATCACTCACCGGCCATGGACGGCCACTCAATAGGGAATAACATTATGAAACCATCTACTCAAATTAAGTTGATTGAAGATACCATAGCCCATTTACAAGCGTGCCAGTTGAACCTACCACTCACTGGTAATTCTAGCAGGGATGTGGATTCGGTATTGTCTGACCTGCGCATTGAGCGACAGCTAGCACAATCTAAATTAGGCAACCACCGATCAATCATTGATCACATCCTAAGCTGGCAATAACAACTGGCCCCTTTCGAGGGGCTTTTTTTTCGTCTATCAAAAAGTCTTTTGATACCAGTTTCATAGATCGCGCCGCGCCTCGCACCTCACACAGCGTGACGTGTTGATACCAGTTATAGCCTCCGCGTTGCGGGTCAGGGCAAAAGCGTCTACATATGTAGACAGTGATACCAGTTATAGCTTCCGCGTTGCGCCTCGCGACCCACACGTCATAAGATGTTATCACGTAATAAACGGGGGAAAGTGTCTACATATGTAGACAAAATTACAATGTTACCTTTTTCAGGGTAATGTTACCTCTCTGTACCTTTTAAAAGTAACATTATCAGATTGTGTGTTTTGGTGACAAGTAATGATCTGGCATACGCAGGGTGATCGAGGATTGCCTATCAGATTGTGCTGTTTCTTATCTATTTATAAAATAATTTATAATGTTACCTTTTCCTCAGAATTACTTAGGTACCAAGGAATTATTCGCTTTGTTACCTTTCTCTCACCGATTCAAACCAATAAAAATATCGCCCTGTAATTCTGTCAAAAAGGTACAAACGTAACATTGTAGGTATATCAAGGACTTACCGACCTACACACAGGTACACAGGAGTACACAGGAGTACACAACACCGTTTCACACCAAACAACACGTTTAGCCACCATTTGACATAAGCCACCATCAGCGTATAATGGTTACATGGCTGAGAGATTTAGCCTATCAAGTGATACGTCATAAGATGTTATCACGCAGTAAGACAAACCAAACCGTCTACATATGTAGACACATTCGGAGCAAGACATTATGAACAATACAAACCAAGCAGTAACCAACGCACCACAGGCACCACAGGCACCACAGGCAAACGCACCATCAATCGCATCCAGTGCCATGTTATGCGAATTAAAGATTAGCTGTTGGACTGGCCGCAAGAAAGACAAGTCAGCATCAGCATCAGTGACTAGTCAGAACTATGCCGATAACGGTACGGCATCAGTCAATAAGAAGTTACTGGGTAATTGCGATGAACTGACAGCCATCCAGAAATTCGTGACCAATGCACGCAACATCCACTACAGCATGACAATGCCATGGTCTGACCTAGGGATGCGACTGCTACCGACAGCGCAGTACTTCAAGTACCATCAACAGATGACCGACCTACAGAACGAGTTTACAGGTATGGTCGATACGTTTTGTAGCAACTACACTTGGGAAGTAAGCCGCGCACAGGCACGCATCGGTAACTTGTTTATACGTGAGGACTACCCGACCGAGGAGTCTATCCGCAATAAGTTTGCGTTCAACATATCATATATACCGCTACCCGAGGCAGGTGATTTTCGTGTGGACGTGGGCAACGAGCAACGTGACGTGTTGGAGTCACACTACAGCGACTACTATAGTAAGCAGTTGCACACTGCTATGCAGGATGTCTGGGATCGTACGTACAAGGCACTGTCTAATATGTCCGAGCGACTGGACTATGGCGGGGCTGACAAGAAGAAAGTGTTCCGCGATACGCTAGTGGACAACGTGCTAGACATGGTAGAACTGCTTAACGTGTGTAACGTAGCAGGTGACAGCCAGATGTCAGCGATGGCACTCAAGCTAGACGATGCGCTACGCGGGGTCACTCCCGATGGGTTACGTAACAACGAGTCATTCCGTGCCGAAACCAAAAGGGCAGTAGATGAAGCTATCAAGTCACTACCATCGTTGGAGATGTAAGATGAAATATTACGTCGAAGCCTATGATGCAAACAACTATCAGATACTGGGTAACCTAGATGGGCAGGCAGTGTTACGAGTGCGCAACTACAAGCGCACCAAGCACTACAAGAACCTACGCACGCTACGCACACACCGCGTGACGTATTATAAGATAGTGACTGAGAGCGGTCGCATTGTTGAGACACTAATCAAATAAACTGTCTACATATGTAGACACACTCGGAGCAATACCACTATGAACACACAAAATATGTACGCACTATCGCTAGACCAAATCGCCAACGCTATCGCCACTGTTGGACACAAGCGCACCATACTTGTACAGGGTCACATGGGTAACGGCAAGTCATCACTATTAAAGACGTTAGCAGAGAGATTCCCCAACCACACACCTTGTTACTTCGACTGTACCACCAAGGACTTAGGTGACATCAGCATACCATCACTCAACACCGAGGAGGGTTACGTCACATACCTACCCAACGAGGAGTTCGGTATACACCTAGGCAAGCCACTGTTGATTAACATTGACGAGTTGGGTAAGGCTAACCCCGCAGTGAAGAACGCCCTCAACATTACTATGTTAGAGCACAAGGTAGGCACAAAGAAGTTACCAGAGGGTAGCATTGTGTTCGCTACTACCAACCTAAGCGCAGAGGGTGTGGGCGATCTGTTACCCCCACATACCCGCAATCGCATCACCGTAGTCACAGCACGTAAGTCTACCAGTGACGAGTTTATCGACTGGGGTATCAACAACGAGGTCGATCACAGTGTGCTAGGTTTCGTACGTGAGTTCCCGCAGGTACTACAAGGCTTCGAGGATGTGAAGAACCCCGATGACAACCCGTACATATATCACCCCAAGGCGCAACGTGCCGCGTTTATCACCCCAAGATCATTGGAGGCCGCTAGTGACGTGCTCAAGCTACGCGATATGTATGACGATCACAGCCTAACAGCTTTACTCATGGGTACTATCGGTGACCGTGGAGCTATGGACATGATGGCGTTCGTGAAGTTAGCCGACCAACTACCTAGCCTACAGTCTATCAAGGACGATCCGCTCAACGCCAAGGTACCCGAGTCAGCATCAGCTATATGTATGACAGTGTACCGCGCACTAGGTGCGATGAACCGTGACTGGGTAGATTCGTGGGTGACATACATGCAACGACTAGACAAGGAAGCGCAAGGTCTATTCGCTAATGGGTGCCGCAGTAATACCTACGCACACCGTAACGTAGTTATGCAGAGCAAGAAGTTCACCGAGTGGGCTATGCAGAACAACTACATGTTCGCCGCAGACAAGGTATAAGGAGTAGATTATGTTAACTATAGGTAAACAGCTTACAGCAGAGGAGCGATTGTCCAAGGCAATCGTCGCTGTCATGGGCAACCCCAAGTACACAGCACTAGCCGGTGTGTTGATGGTAGGCGAGAAGACGATAGATGACGATATACCGACAGCCTGTACCAATGGACGTGATGAGAAGTATGGACGTGCGTTTGTTGATGGGCTGACCGATACCGAATTGCGTGGGCTACTACTGCACGAGAACTACCACAAGCTATACAGCCACCTGACTACGTGGAAACATCTACATGACATTGATCATACGACAGCTAACATGGCGTGTGACTATGTTATCAACCTCAAGATCATGGATGACAATCAAGATGGGTTCGCCAAGATACCCGATGGTGGGCTAATAGATGAGAAGTACCGTGACATGGACACAGCCCAAGTGTTCAAGCTAATACGTAAGGAACAAGAAGAACAGCAGTCCGGGCAGGGTAGTGGTAATGCCTCACAGGATAACGAGTCAGAGGGTGAGGGTGAACAGAGTGGAGGCGCTACCACAGGCTCACAAAACACCGCTATAGGTCAGGGAAGTGGATTCGATGAACATGACTGGGATGGTGCGCAAGAACTATCCGAGGAGGAGCAACGTGAGTTGGCGCGGGACATTGACGAGGCAATACGTCAGGGTGCTATGGCCGCAGGTAAGATGGGGGGTACTGGCAACCGCGATCTCGACGAGTTACTACAGCCACAGGTCGATTGGCGTGAGGTACTACGTGAGTTTATACAGACAACGTGTGCAGGTAACGACTACTCTACATACGCACGACCCAACCGTAGGCTAATGAGTCAGGGCATCATCATGCCATCTGGTATCAGTGAGCAAGTTGGCGAGTTAGTGATTGCCATTGACACGTCAGGTTCTATTGGTCAGGGGGAACTGACCACGTTCCTATCCGAGGTCAAGGGTGTATGCGACACAGTAAAACCTGACAAGA